TGCCTTGGCATTCGCCTCGGCATCGGCGCGCATCTGCGCCAGCTGCTTGTCAGCGGCATCGTTCGCTGCCGTCTCGATGTTGCCGACGGCAGTAGCCTGCGCCGCCTGAGCCGCCCCCAGGCGGGCCGCTGCGGCCTTCTGCTCCTCCATAGCCCCGAGCGTGACATTCATCGGTCCGGCTTCACCGGCCGCCAGGAGGCTCTTGTCCGTGAGCGGCTTCGGGGTGTTCGGCGGCCCCGGGGCGGGCTCGACCTCGGCCGGCGACGCCACCGGACCAGTCACACGCTGAGATGGCGCCGGTGGGGGCTGCCTGGCCGCATCGGATACCGGCGGCGGGCTCGACACCTGAGCCGGCGACACCACCGGAGCATCTACAGGCGTTGATGGCGGCGGTGTGAGCGCCTGGAGCGCCTGCGCATCGGACGGATCGAACGATGGATCGCCGCCGCTCGGAAGCACGGGCGGGGCAGCGACGGGAACCGCGATCGGAGGAGGCGGCGCGAGGCCGCGAAAGTAGCCCTCCAGGCCATCGGGCACGCTGACCATACGACCGTCGGCGGTGACCATCTGTGCCATTTTACTGAGCTCCCATATCGGCATTGACCGCATCGCTAGGGCCGCCCATGCCGACTGGATAGATTGAACCGCTGAACGTACCTGGAGGATAATAGGCCCCAGGAGCAATCAACCCAAGCGCGCGATTCTTCCGAGCGGTTTCTGCGTTGATCGCAGCCGTCTGCGCATCGATGGCGCGAATGACTGGCGTGACGATTGGCTGCGCTACCGCAGCACGAGCACGATCGGCAGCGAGTGCCGATAATCCACGCACCTGCGATGGTGTACGAGCAGCGCCCTCGAGTGCCGCAACTCGATCGCTGAGCCGAGCCAGCATCGCAGTGTTAGCCCCGGCAAGCTTTCCGGGATGAATAGCATCGCCGATCGGCGTCGGCACCACGGCCTGACCCAGCCCGGCGCGCTGCAGATCCTGCGTCGTAACGCCGAGCTGTTGACCGGGACCCATTGACGGATCGCGGTACTCGTACACGTATGGCTGCATCGAAGCAAGCACGTGATCGGCGGCCACGGCGCCATCACCGATGTTTTTCTTTACGCGTTCATCGCTATACGATGGATCCATCAAGGTATCTCCACTTCCATTGGAACCCGATGGACCGCCGCCCCACGCCTTACCGAGAGATCCGGATGCGGCACTCGCAGCAAGCGCTTGACCGCCACCCTGTAGGAGTGCAGCACCAACCCCGGGAATCGGAGGTAATCCGGCCTTGGCGAGATTCGCGTTGATCTGGGCCTGGTCCCAGCCGAGGAGCTGGCCCATCGACTGAATCTGATACGCGTCATTTAGCTGACGCTGCGATAGCTGCGCCTGCATATTGAGATTAGCAGCGTTGGTATCCATGCCGTACATCTGGCCATAGATCTGACCGAGCTGCTGATTCGCGGCCTGCTGATCCTGCATCTGCGCTTGCGCAGCGGCTCCGGCACCCTGGAGGCCCATATCGGCGCTGTTGCGCTGCATGTTGCGGTACGCGAGCGCGGAATTCGCGCCACGTGCCATCCGGGCCGCGGACTGTTGAGCGGCGTACGCCTGGCCGAGCTGACGGTTGACCGCGAGCTCACCGGCGCCGGCCTGCTGGCCGCTTGCAATTGACCCCAGACGGTTCGCGGTGCCCATCAGGTTGCCACGCGATTGCATCATCAGCCCCTGATCGAGCTGCGGCGCGTAACGGTACTGGGCGCTACCCGCCATGCCGGCAAGTGTGCGTGTCGCCGCGCCATAATTCGGCATGGTGACGTCGACATTTCGACCATTATCTCCATCGCCGCCACTGAATAGACCGATGGCGCCGCCAATTAGGCCACCGGCCGCAGCCCCCCAGGGACCAAGAGCAGCTCCAGCGGCAGCGCCGCCTGCGGCGCCTTTGGCGCCTCCACCCCAATTAACCATGGCTAGATACTCCTTCCGGGCGTGAACGGTTTGCGCGCGTTGCCCTTGATGCCGCCGGTAATCAAAAGCTCGGTAAGTTCGAAGCTTGGACCTAGGTTATCATCTTTTTGCGCATCGGTGAACACAAATTGAATCGCCGATCCCTTTGTGTTAAGGTGCACGCGATACATAAAAACATCGTCGGATCTCCCACCGAACACCCCCTGACCGAATCGTCCAGTGCCGAATCCAGATCCTCCGATTGGTTCCACTCCGATTGGATTTGCACCGTCACCGGTACGCCATCCAACAGAAGACGTATCATTAGTTGCGTCTAGATATAGCGTTGGACCGAATTCAGGATCGTAATCTGTCTGGTACTGGACGCCGAGCTGATGCGGTGAGATCCACGTGCCGAGCACGTGCAGGTACCAGAACCGACAAAAACCCTGAAGTTGCTCCTGGAAATGCAACCATGCAGTTGCAACGAGTATCGTAATGGGTAGCCCGGCATCGCTATATACGCCTGGCGTCTCCTGGTACACGTGCTGGCCATCGGTGCGTAGGTAGTAGTATTGATCGTCGATTAGCACGGCATCGAGACCTTCATGATTAGTCCATGTTGCCCATGCCTTACGCTGATAGTCGTACAGTAAGGTTTGGCCAGAGTCGGTTAGAAACACGACCGACGTGCGATCGGCGAGCAGAGTTGCACGGGTTATACGCTGTCCGTTAAACGCTTCGACAGGAGCCCCGGTGTACTCTACGCCCTGACCGTACCCCGGTAACGTGTAGATTCCCTTCGCCGACTGAAACATCCAACCATTCGGAGCCAGAACAATGCTGGATGGATTCTTGCATCCAACGTCAGACGTAAGTAGCTGTGGCGTAGAGAATCCACTCGTCGATGTGTCTCCGTTTGCCAGCGGTCCATCGCCAGCGAATAGCTGGATAGCGTGTTCCTTCCATACGATTATCTGATCATCTCGTGCCGCCATAGCCGTGATATCGTCGCCGAACGGATCCGTGGGAAGCGATAAATCAGGAGGTAGCTCTACCCCGAATCCATCTTCAAGTTGCTGTGAGTATCGGATTAGATTTCCGTTACTTATATCATTGGCAAACAGTCGCGACTTTCCGCGCGCGATAACTATTCCGATCGACGTCGGATCGTTACTGAGTATACCGCCATCGGTGTAGATAGTTTCTTCGGTTGCAAGCGTCGCATCGCTAAGTCGATCGATAAATGTTACGCTATCGATAGTTGGATCGTTACGGACCATTCCGTTGATAGCGCCAGCAGTAGACGGATCTAGCGACGTCACACGAAACAGCTGAGCCGTTGATCCGGTTTTCGCAGCAAGTGAACGCGCAACGCAAATCACAGCGCCAGGCTTTGCCGTAAGCCGCAACGTAGGCAACGTTAGCGTAACCTGGGTATCGCTTCCACCCATTGTGACCAGCGTACCAAGACTAGTCGGACCCTGATGCACTTCACCCTGCGCATCGGTCCACTCATACCACGCTCGATATTCATACGTCGTTGATGACGTAAGCGAACCACCGGATGCCGGTGTTGCTGTGATTAGTTCCGGGCCAACATGGAAACCTTGTTCGGTCCACTGCCGGCCATCGTAATGCATCGGGCACGCGCCGCCGAGATACAGTCCATGGCCAAGTTGCACTTGCTGATGTGTGTCACGCGAATCGAAGTCTAGCGTAACTAACCTGATGCCGGTCTCACGAAACGCCGTGTTAGTTGCACTAATCACACGCTCACGTACCGGCAAACAGAACCGAGAGTTATTTATCGATGTAACGTGTTTACGCGTCGGAAGTCCTGCGGCTTGCGCAGGAACATGACGTCCTACCACGGCGGGATATTGCACGTCATCAATGCGAAACGTTAGGTACACGTTAAACGATGTCGTATCGTGCACAAAAACCGCGAATCCGCGATTTCCTATAGTGAATGCACGCGAAACTAGACCCACGGATCGCACTACGAACGTAGATGCAGTTCCCGTAGTAGACGAAGTCTGTGCCATTAGCACGGTGTGCTTAGATGGTTGCGCGTTGTTTTCTTCCCACGCTGACCATGCAACCGGAATACCAGAGCTCTCTGGGAATGTAAGAGTTATAGCAATCCGCTGTAGGTTTACCACAGAGGATCCCGCCTCTTGAAAGTTCGGCGAACCAAATGCGCCTTCCGTGTCAGCCAATAGAAAAAATATTGACCGAGTATTCGCTACCGTAGTCGCATATGCAATTGCAACGAAACCCTCATCGTCTCCGGTTCCGGCGTTGCCATAGGCCACGGCCACTGGCGAAGTCGACATGCGGGGTAGGACGGTAAATCGAATCGCAGAGGGAGCCCCGGTGAGGGGTCCGGCGAGCGATCCGGATCGGTCCACGTAGGATAGACGAATATTCGTGGTGCCGCGCTCGGCCCACACGAGCAACGATTCGCCGTTTACTCGCGTCGTCGAACATGCATCGTAAACTTCATCAACGTCATCAACGAGGATAACAGGAGATGGGGTCAGGCTTGGATGCGCCGGGTTAACGACCACGACGAACATCGTCGAAACGACGAGATAGTATACGTGAAAATTATCACCAACGGCAACGCATCGCGGTGTCGTACCGGAAGCATCCGCCTGTTGCGGTGCATGAAGAATGTGCCCAGTTTCATCTGCGAGCGACCACCATACGCCACCGAGAGAATCCTCCCATGCGGCAATGGTAACACCGCCGATAGTTGCGCAATCCGGCATCGTCTGCTGTGTACCGGTATGAATCAGCGGACGATCGGTCGCTCCGACTGAAAACACCGGCCCCATATCCGACCACTGCTCGGCGGTCGTCTGCCGTGAGTAACAGCGGTCACCAGTGAACAGCAACAGCTCCTTATCACGCTTGCCGAGCTTGATGCCGCCGGTGATGGGGTCCCCGCCCTCCACCGTCGGGGCCAGCGAAACATAC